TAAAAATACCCCTGACTGGCGTGCCTAAAAATTGCCAATAGTGAATAGCAATTTGTTCATTAGGCAACAATTCAAACCTTCCTTCTCTTCCATTGATTGTTGCCTGAGCAGAATCACCAACAGTTACGCCAGACAAAGTAAGGGGGCTGGTCATCCTGCCTTCCATGTAGACGGCAGTCATGTCAGCCCCAAGTAGTTGGTCGTAACGCGGATTGTTTTTCTGCTTCAGCGTGGCGTAAAAAGTAACGCCTGTCGCCACTGGAATGTAATTACCAGTTTCGCTGTCAAGTGCATATCCAGATGCCACACTAAATACCAAAGTGGCATTTGCAAGTGGCTCCAGGAAATTGCTCACACGACAAACCCAACGGAAGAAAGAGGAAGATTATTGGTCATTCGTTTAAACTCCTGACCGTATTGAGTGGCATCAAGCCCCTCGCCATATACTTTGCCGTCAGTGGCACCAATTTGAATGCCCATTTGAGCTAGTTGAATGGCAATGATATGAGCAGCAAGGAACTTTACTGCCCTATCAGTTTGATCCCCGAACACATCAACAGAGGCGTCATAAGCAGCTTCCGTGATGGCACCATTCACGATGCCAGATGGATGTGGACTGAATTCAGGAAAGCGCTCAAGGAAGCTTGCATAGGTGACTGCCATAATCAGGCCTTCCCAATGCGAATAGCTTCAATGCGCTTTGCAATGGCATTCCTCACGCGGACGCGCCCTTCAATTTTCTTCCAATCGCCCAGACGGTCTGGATCATGGATGAGTTCAATGGCGCGAATAGCTTGCGTAAGGGGAAGTTCGCTAAGGCTTTGAACATTTTCAGGCAGATTTTCTACCATCACTTGTTCTTGCATTTCTTCAATGGCGCCAATAGCAAGAAGCTTTTTGACAGTGCCGTTTTCCTTCGCTTCCTTCCATTTTTCATCAGGGATTTCCTGATTAAGACCAGGCGTCAGTTGAATGAGCCCACTCTTGGTGATAATGCCAAACCCTGCATCACGAGGGGGATTTTCAAGTTCGGGACGATAAGCAATGAGCATTGTTCAAGAAAAACAATTGCACATAGCTTAACGTCCCTCTTCTTGATTAACTATCCTCAGGCGGAAGCCTGAACGTAGATCATGCTCTTGGGATAGTACAGAGCAACGCCACCAACGCGGGCATGAGCGGGAACAATGAATTCCAGACCACGCTGTTGAGGCGGGAACAGCTCAAGAGGCTGAGGAATGTGCAGTTGCACTTTCTCAGGATCACGCTTGTACACAACCATGCGGTCAGTGTTCAGCACGCTGTTGTCAGCTTCCAACTGGTTGATGGGCTCAACGTTGCGGATGTAGGGGTTGGTACGCAGGAAGTATTCCAGCACAGTCACGTCCGAAGAATCGGAGTTGCGAGTGGTGCTGATCTTGTTGTAATCTGCGTAGGACAGCAGAATGGTGTCGGGCTGTTCCTTCATCTTGGAGCCGTTGATGATGGCAGTCACGCCATAGTTCAGCAGTTCCAGCATTTCTTGGGCAGTGGTGCCAGCGGTGGTGAACCACTTATCAGCAGCAACAACGTCCACGGTGGAGTTGTTGAAGAAACCAGCCAAGCCCACAGTGCTTTCACCGAAGAAAGCAAGGCTTTCCACTTTCTCTTCATAGGCACGACGCACAGCAGCAGCACGACGCTGCTCCAGAGCGATGTTGGCCATTTGAGCAGCACGCAGTTCCTGCACGGTGTAACCGAAGCTACCGCCGAAGGAACGAATGTTGATGCTCTTCTCCACTTGGCTGATGTCGGCACGGGGCAGATCATCGGCGGCATCCGCAATCAGACGGAACTCACCAGTGGAGTCCATGATGCGGTAGGTGAAGGTTTGAGCACCAGGGCCAGCTTCGCTGGTCACAGGCAGCACAGTCGGATATTTGATATCCGCATACTGCACTTCAAACACTTGGGGGCGGATGTACTCAAGCTGACGCTCAAGAAACAGGCCCGCGTCATCCATACGGAATTCAGACATTTTTAAGAGCCTCCTATCAAGAATCAGCAGAGAGGGTGAAGCTCGGACCATTCAGCTCCAGCACAGCGAGGCCGCTGCCGGTGGTGGAGGTGAGGAAACGAGCGTTGGCCAGGCGAACAGTCTTGCCCGATGCAAAAGCATGGGAGAACTGACCAGCCTTGCCAGTGCCACTGGCGGAATACAGCACACGCACGGGCGATGCGGGAGTAACAGCGCCAGTCACGTAGACGGCCACTGCACCTTCGTTAGCCACGTTCATAGCTTGCTGATTCTTCACGCCAGGACGGCTGTTGGCGTCCAGAGCAGTTTCATCAACATAGGTGAGGACGTTAACGCCCAGCACAGTGTCAGAAGCGCCAGAAATGGTAGTAGCAGAATTGCCGACAGTACCAGCGGTGTTATACACAGCAAGGTTACCGAAAGCAACAACTGCGCCAGTCTCATTGACATAGGTGCCAATGGTATTGTCGCGGATGTCAGACAGTTGACCTTCCAGCAGTGCAGTTTGCGCCAGAGCGTAGCTCTGTTGCACGCCACCAGCGGAGGCAGTGCCCGAAGCAGAGAAAGTTACGGCCATAATTACTTAGCCTCCTTGGAGATGGAAAGAGGCTTCTTCCATGCATTCTGCAGCATGTCCATATAGGACGAAGGTGCAGACACAGGAGAAGCAATGGAAGCTACGGCTTTACGCAGCTCATCAGTGGTAGCGGAATCTTTGCGACCCTCAGAGAGAGTGTCAAACATTGCCTGCACGTAGTCGTCGCTCTTCTCAGAAAGATCAAGCTCGTCACCACGCACTGCCTTGATGGAGTCAACCATCACTTCGCGAGCAGTTTTGCCAGCGAAGTCATAGGCGGCATCGAGAACGGGCTTAGCCTTCTCGACGAGAGCAACACGCTCTTCCACCATGGAATCAAGATTGATTTCCTTGGCGGCAGCCAGTTCAGCGTTCAGTTCTTCAACCTGCTCAGCCAGAGCATCAGCGCGACCCTCAGCGGAATCACACTTGCCCTTCATTTCCTTATGCATGGCGTCCATTTCGGACTTCATGGAATCGGCGGCGGCTTGCAGCTCGTCGTACTTCTTCTTCATGTCCTCGTAGGACATCTTGGCGTCTTCGCGTTCTTTAGTGATCGCAAGAGCAACGCTCTCCGTCACTTCAAACTCGGCGCCGTCGAAAACGACTTTTGCGCTCATAGTTGTAGTTTCCTCAATGGAAATTAGGGAAGGATCAGCAGCATCTTGACGATCAAGATGAAGCTTCACTTGCGGGCCAGCGCGGCCCCGACGAACAACGGCGATGTGATTACCAAGGATTTCCTTTTGGATGCCATCGTAATGTTCACCGCTATCAGTAACGCCAGGCGTTGGATCATAGTTGACCCTATAGCCAGCGCTTACCTCACGAGCATCACCACGCATGATGCGTTCAATGGTGTCTTGGTCGGTGATTGTCATCACCGCCTTAACAAAGCCATTGTCATACACCACTTCAGTGCCGCTAAATCCTACTTGGTAGTCTTTAGTATTTTCGGCATCGAGAAGAACTGGTGGGTGCTCCGAAGTGATTGCCTTGCCCGCAAAGGAAGCAAGACTATCGGGAGACGCCACTTCCATTTCGGGCCTGTATTCACGACGCACAGAACCATCAGCATCTGTATAGAGCTGAATGCCAGTGCGAGCAATGGAGGCCCACGCCCGAAGATAGCCCTCAGGCGTCACCTCATATTTCTCAATAGGAGAGAAATCGTATCGGCAAGATGTGGTGCTCATATACTCACTTTACCAATAAACTTAGTTTATTATAAAAACAACTATTCAGAACTGACTAGGAAAATGATGCTCCTTAGGAAAAGCAACGCAGACGTGCTTAAGATGCCTCATCAACAAGCCCGTCTTCTCATTGCTTCTCGCATCAAAGAGGCCCGCCTTAACAGCGGGCTTTCTCAGAAGGACGTAGCAAACGCGCTGCACACTAGTCAAAGCTCATATTCACGAATGGAACGCGCTGAACTGGCTCCCGACTGCGTGCAAATTCGCACTCTTAGCGGCCTTTATGGAATTAGTGTTCTGTGGCTGATGGGCTACCCCTCGTTCATTGTCAATGCCAAGCGTGAATGATCAATCTTCGTCATCGTCGTCTTCTCCGCGAATGTCACGAAGCTGGTCTTCAATGCCTTCCATGATGTAAGACTTTGCCATTGCCTCAATTTCAAAAGTGAGGAATTTAGTTGGCTCAAAATGAGGGTCAGGCTTCTCGTAGACGCTCATCACATAGATGTGAGTTTCATCAAGCCTGCCATTCTTGAAGCATTGCTTTTCTACTAACTCCCATCGCGAAGTGTTGCGATGCTCATTAGAAGAAAGGATGGAAAGTGCCTGCAAAAGACCAATGCCTTCGTCTTCTTGCTCGATTACGCGCACGTATTCGCTCATTGGTCTGTGTTACGACTTTCCACCATTTTAATAATGCGATTTGCCCACGCCCTACCAGCATCGCCTCCCCATAGAAGCCATGCAATGTAGCCCGCGTCATCTTCACCTCCGCTTTTGTTCTTTTCATGGCGAGAAAAGAATGCAGACATGCGTTTGATGGTGGCATAGCTGATCTTGCTGCCACCAGCTAAATCACCAGCCCTGGCAACGCCACTGCCAATGCCCTGCTTACCCGCCTCCTGCGTCGTCAAGCCGCCTTTACCGTGCTTCTTGCGTAGTTCCAAGCCGCGACGGGCAGCGCTTCTTACGGCAGCAGGAGGGGCGAAACTTTCAGCGTCGCCCCTCAGCGCTTTTTTCCGCAACTCCCATCCATTTCTTCTTCCTCTTCCTCCTCTTCGCCAATCATCTCCTTAAAGAAGCCCATGTAGTATTCGTCGCTCATATCTTCTTTCGGCTTGCGCGTCATACCAGCTTCAGACAGTGCGATTGCTAGTGCTTGCTTCGGGCTCTTTACTGCCTCGCCACTGCTGCTCTTCAGCTTGCCTCCTTTAAACTCGCGCATTACGTTGGCAATCTTTGCCTGCTTCTCTTTCTTGGTCATGGTTCAAATGCTTTTATTAAGCATAATCAATGGATGAATCCTATCGGAGCAGTGGCAATGTTCATGCCAGGGAAAAGCTTGTCACGATACAAAACCATGCCAGTAATGAGACGCTCAGCAATGAAAGCCAGCGCTCGCTTGTCATAGCCCCCAATGCGAAGAAACTGCTCTTCGTGCTTATGCCAAATAGGAGCAAGCGCAACAAACAATGCGCTCATAAATTGCTTGTATTGAACATTGCCTCCTCTGGCCATATTGCAGCCAATAAAGCTATTTTGCTTCCAAATGGCATCAATTTCTTCGCGAGAAAAAATCCAGCTTCCAGAATCGGCAAGTTCTCTAGTGATGGCAGGAGCATCAAAAGCAGAATGTCCGCCGTAAAACTGCTGCTCTAACGTGCAGCTAAATAATGCAGGCTCTGGAAAGTACAACGTATTTTCTTCGTACCATTGGTCTTCTGGTTCCAGCCAGTTGCGCCTGTACTGCGCATTGCCAATGTTATTTTCATTCGCGTTGAGAATCATCCAGGAAATACAAGATAATTCTCCCCATCGACTATTCAGCCGCGAAAGGGAAGCATTCTCATCGTCAAATACATAGCCTGCTGAACGGAGCGTTTCGCGCTCCTCGCTAGACAAAGCATGCGCTCCTCCCATGATGGGAACAATGCGAGAACGCGCTTCATAGCGCACTTTCTCGCCAGGAATGCATACGGCGTAAATTGTGCAATCAGACGGCTGCATAAACCTTCCTCGCTGCCCATAGTTCGTTGTAATTATTCACGCCTTTGGCGCCAAGACCAGTTAAATCGCCGCCTCCTGCGGGTTTGCTCCAGGCCATGATCGTACCATCAGGCAAGACAAAGCCCCTATTCTTCTGTCCATACGTGGGAGTGAGTTCCAGGTAGTCACCGTAAATAAAATTGGCTTGGCTTCCATTGGAAGCAAGCGCCTTGCCCAATAGCGTTGGGCCAGTGGGACACAGTGGCGTGATGCCATAGTATTGCTCTGTGCAATTTGCCACAATCATTTCAATGGCAGTTTGCAAAGCCTTGTTGTCGGGCTTGGAATAGAGCACAGTCGTGGCGCACGCCCAACTGGTGTAGCTAAAACGCTGGATATCTCGGAATGCCAAGAATTCAATGCGATCTCCAAGATCCACTGCATTAAAGGCCCTCACGCCAATATCAAAATACCAACCACCGAGTTTGTTTAACAAGCAGAATCGGCCAAGGTCTGCTTTGTAAGAGAATGGAACCAGGCAATCATACGCCCACACCACTTCGTCTCCATAGTTTTCAGCAATGAAAGCACGCAATGAAGCATCGCTGTAAATGACGTGCTCCGCATCAGGAAAACATGCGTCAATGGTGCTAGTGGCGTGCTTAAGGAACGGACTAAGCTGCTCCGTTGGATCAGTGGAAAGAAAGATTTGTGAAATCTGCATGGCAATCAAGCAATCTTTGCGGGAGTTCCAAAGCCTTTAAATTCAGGCTCGACAGGCTTTGCAGCAAGCGTTTCGCTCACTGCATCCTTAAGCTGTTGCTGAATATAAGGCCAGGTAAAAGGCTCCTCATGAAGACGGTTGTAACACCATTGCCCATGTTCCTTGAGAATGTCACGATTCTCGTAATAGTAAGTGAGGATGTTCGCTGCGCATTCAGGGTCGGGCAGCATGCGCTCTAAACCATAGTTCCTATCTGTTTCACTGGCATTGCATTCAATGCGAGGCAGCTCATCAAAGATTTCAGCCAAGCTTGTATGATCAGGAACCACTTGCGCCACGCCAGTGGCACCATGCTCTGAGTTGACCAGGCCCCATCCTTCGCCAATGCAAGTGTTAATGCCAATATCAGCAGCGTTATACACTTGATTAAGTTGTTCAATGGGAAGACAATTGTCCACTGAATAGTGTGGACTGGTCAAAATAAGTTTACTGGTCGGGTCAAAGCCTTCGTCACGCGCCACTCGTTTAAACAGCGGAACAAGTTCCCATCCCAAATCCTTGCTGCCCATATTGAGCCATAGACGAGCATCGTCTTTGTCTTTGGCAAACTTAATAAATGCCTTGATGGTCAAATCAATGCGCTTGCGTGGTTGATTCCTGTTGCCATTGAATACGACAAACACATCTTCTGGTACACCAAGCTTTTTGCGGCATTCTTGCTTGTCGAGAGGAAAGAACTTCGTGAAATCGGTGCCATGGCCAATGATGCGCACGGGCTTTGTATAGCCCATAAGCTCAAGTTCTTTCTTGGCGAATTCCGTGTAAGTGGCGAGACCGTCCCATTCCATCATTGGCTTGGCCAGATCTGGGAACAAACCGTAAGAGTCGATGGGCGTGTAGACGAACCATTTGAAGCCAAGCTGCTCCTTAAGAGGCTTTGCTTTTTCCCACAAGCTAAGAGCAATCCAAATGTCATTGGTCACCCACACCAGATCGGGCTTCACCGTTTGGATGATGCTTGCAATACGGTGAGAACCAAAAGGATCATTGCCGTGAAGCATCGCTGGATAGACATTGTAATTTTTCGCCTCTGGATGAGGGTCGCCATGGTAATTCACGGCAAGCACGCTCACTTCATGCTCTTCTGCCAGCGCAGGAAGCAAATATTGTGCAACGCGACCAAATCCTGTTTCTACAAACGCATCGCCACAGTAAAGAATGCGAGCCATAGCCATCCTTGAATCTTCGTCATCTTAAGGGGCTTTTATACTGACGGCAAAAGGAGGCTAGATGATTCTTCCAGAGGGTTCAATTCGTTTCTGTATTAGTACGTGCAAGAAGTTTGCTCCGCATACCATTCCCGTCATTATTCCCAGCTTGCTTGCTGCCGGCTTGAAGCCAGAGGAGATTTTAATTGTCAATGGTGGGCAAACTGTCAGGGCTTTTACCAGCTACAAAGACGTGCCAATGCTGCTGACGCAGCAAAATTCCTTTGAATACACACCGCTCATTGAAATTGTTGAGCATTCAATGGAAAGCCAATATTGGTTCCTTTTGCACGACACCTGCATTGCAGGGCCAACTTTTAGGCAGCTTGCTTACGAACCTCCCGTAGAGGCGCCTGAGAAAGTGGCGATGAAGCATACGCCCTCCATGAGCATCGGCCTTTACCGCTACGACTACCTCATGGCTCACAAGGAGCGCTTGATGACCATTAAAAATACAGATAGCTCACCAGAAGCTTTGCAGCAATGGAAGCAGTGGGGAGTGCCAAACGAGGATTACATGCTTTGGAAGCTTCAAGACGTACCGTGCCACATTTACCATCCAGACAAACACGGTCCTGACGAATGGAATTATCAAGGAC